GAAAGATTCCTGAGCGTAAGCTTAGGAATCTTTTGTGGAGAATATTATCAAATTACATATAAAATCTTGAGGGTAATTTGATGAAGAAGATAAGAAGAACATCAATTTTTGTGCTGATACTATGTTTATGGATAGCTGGAAATATACTAGTCTTTCGCTACTTTTTAGCAAAGACGATTAATTTAAAAACAACCTATATCGCAAAGCGTGATATTCCACCGCGTTCAGAGATTCAAACTGAAGATCTAACTATGATTCAGGTTCCAGAAAAATACATGCAGTCATATACTTGGAATGAAAAGGCGGATATTGTTGGTAAATATACATCAATTCAAGGAATGATACCGAAGGGTTCTTTGTTTTATAAAGATATGCTGTATAGCGAGAAAGAAGTCCGTGATCTTGCAATCACAAAACTTCAAGAGGGGATGACGATATTTACGTTAGAAACAAATGTATCTGCGTTAGGTAGTATAGAAGAGGGGATGTATGCAGATATTCATGTTTCAATCTCGCAAAAGAAAGATATACCAATTACTGGTATTTTGATACGCCATGCGGAAGTAATATCCATTAAAGATCATAAAGGGTTATCACTAAAAGATGAACAATCTTCAAAGGTTCCATATTTTATTGAACTTGGAATCAATCAAAGTGATATTGATTATCTATCGCTAGCTTCATCGTTAGGAGAAGTAAGACTGTTTCCATCTAAAAATTCTTATCAACCAGATAAGTCTACGTTAGAACTTGATTCTAAAGTGACAGAGTATTTAAAGATTCTTCAACAGTAGTAAACAAAAAAATCCGTTATATAACGGATTTTTCGCTACAAGGGGCGACTAATGAGGCAAACAATGTATATATGAATGCATGGGTATATCTCTTGAAAAGCACGTGTTTATTGAATATTTTCACATTCTGATTTTTTCTAACTTCTTGTTATATCGTACATATTTTTACTTAAATCTTGTAGTTGTTCGTTAAATGTTCGCTAAATTATAACTTTCGATTTTCGATTGCTTTTGCCTTATCTTCGTCAGTTGTGTATGCGTAATACAGACTCATGTTTTCATTAGCATGTCGCATCAATGCCTGGATAACTTTAGGATTTACATTTGCTTCGAATAAGTCTTTGCTAAATAAATGGCGTAACTTATATTGATTGAACGTAAAACCATACTTAGACTTGCATTTACGAGATACGTTTACAATTAGAGTGCATACTAGATCAATGTCAAATGGCTTTCCGTCAATATCGGCTAAAAGTAATTCATCATTCTTTGACCACGCTATCATTTGTTCTAATATCTGTTTTAACTGTGTAGAGATCGGTACGATTGAATCAGAGTAGATTGTCTTAACTGGTACTATTTGACGCTCTAATGTGCTTGTAGAGCCTACTGACTTGTTTATTGATATTTGCATGCTTTCTAGGTCTATATCGCTCTTAGAAAGCGCATATACTTCTTGTGGACGCAATCCCGTATATAACATGATTTGACAAGCATACCAGATGGCGGAGGAACGATGACGACCAGACTCACTTATGCAGTTGTATTTTAATAATTCATCAGCAAATAAAGTAAATTGTTCATAAGTAATAGAGTTATCTTTTTTCTTTCTCACAATCTTAGATTTCGGAACGATGACCATCTGCGAACGGTCAATAACTGGTATTTCTGCAGTTAGAGCGGCCTTGTATATCTGCCGCCAAATACACATGGCATGATTCATTTGCGCCTGTGTATGGTTTAAACAGTAGGTGTTTATGGACGACTGGACATCAGTTGTGGTGACTTTTAGAATATCTTTCTTTTTTAAAGAATTGGGTATCATTGCCTTAAACATGCTATCGTGACGTTGCTTTGTTTTGATAGATGCCTGACGATCGCGCAAAGACTTCAAATAGCAATCTTCAACTGTCAGATGATTCATGGCATATTTATCTACCTCTATCTCTTTTTGAAGTCTGTTTCTTGCTTCAATGGCTGCCATCTTTGCAAGTTTCTTATCACCGTCATAATCCGCAACGTAGAAGCGTCCACCGTTGATTGATCTAAGTATATTATCTTCACGCACTTTTGCTTCGACTTTATAACCATTGCCTTTGGTTTTGGATTGGATCTCACGTATCCATTTTTCTTTCATACGTATTCCTTCCTATGACTTCATGTAATTGCCGTCAAAATATTCAGGGAAAGAAATTCTTATTACTTCCATTAATCTATCTTGTTCAATTGGGTCCATCTTACACATAGCTGCCTCGATCTCTTCTAAATACTTATCAATTTTCTCCATAGTTGCTCCTTTCTTGTTTCGAGTAATTTTGACCATTTTCAAGTAAATGTGATACAATTTGGTCCTCACTTCTCTGAATGCGAGAGAAGAACCGTTATATGCCCGACGTGCGAAAGCGAAGAGGGGCTTTTTATTCTGATAATATGGTTATATTTACTTTTTTTGTTAATATAAAAATTGAAAATGTTAATATAATACCCTTTCCAAAATGCGGGAATATAGATATATTTATATTGCCGACAGGACAGTGAGAACATCCTGCGGAAGTACTGAACAACTCGGGTGATCTGATCAATCGCCTTGTGCCGGCTAGAGTTTGTATGGGTCACGCTATACGTCGGGCGTAAGAGAGCGGCGTATTTTTTAATTTCAATTTTCTTGTTTTCTGACAATAAGGATGGTTATATTGTCGAAAAATTAAATTTTTGACACTAATACAATCCTATGTTTAAATACACGCAGAAAGGTTACTGGTCTGACCTTTTCTGGCTAAAAAAGCAGAACTATACACGCGTGATTTCCCTCTAAAGAAAGCACATAGATATGCGGCAGTATGTCTGCTTTTTTTATTTTTGGTTAAATCTTCTTCTTATTTCCACAACTTCGCCAATGATGATTACAGGCTTTTCTTCCACTTCTTGTGGGCTGAACATCATAGGTTGATATGTTGGGTTGTACGGCATCAGTGTAATGCCCGCATCGCTTATCATTAGACGTTTGCAGGTCGCTTCATCACCGTTCACTTTTACAATTGCAATCTTCCCAGAATTGACCTCTGGTGTGTACTTTACAATCAGGATATCACCGTCAAGGATATAGGGTGACATTGAGTCACCTTTTGCAATAAGCCCGAAGTGTCCCTTTGCTTGGCTAGGAACAACCTCGATCCATTCGATTATGTCCTCTATTGCCTCAATAGGCTCACCGCAAGGGACGATGCCGAGAACTGGAACTTTAGAATTTTTTTGCTCAGTTTCATTGTTAGAAAGTTCTTTATATAAATCTATAAATGCGAAATTTGACAATTTAGAAAGAGGCGGACTATTGATATCCATTCCTCTAGAAACAAAATAATCAGCTGCATCATCTAGTTCGGAATCGTCAACTTCTATAAAATCATCATTTTCGGCATATCCAATCATACTAGTGAGTACATCCAAATCAACATTCATGCCATTAGCTAATTTTTTTAAAACAGCGAGTGATGGGATAACTGTCTTACCTGTACTTTCTGGTATAGTATCATTCTCTAAAACAGAAATATATGATCGGCTAAGACCACACAAGGCAGCAAAATCACGTACAGATAGTCGGTGCTCTGTTCTGAAATTCTTGATATATTCCGATAATTTCATAATTTTTTTTCCTTTCTTTAGCATATTTTACAATATTGTCCTAAATTTTGGAATAAAACTGTTGACAAATTAAGTCCTAAATTTTAGACTATAAGCACAGGAGGTAGAAAAGATGAAGTATAAAATCCGAGAACTTCGAGAGAAGAGAGGTATTTCACAAGAAGAATTAGCAAAACAATCTGGAGTTAGTCGCTCGTTAATTGCTGAACTAGAAGGTAATGCAAAGTACAGCCCAACTGTAAAAACACTATGGAAAATTGCTAATGTTCTAAATGTTAAAGTACAATCTCTTTTTTTGCAAGAATAGTCCAAAATTAAGGACATAGCGAAGTAAGTAAACGCAAGAAAGGATAAACATGAGCAATTTACAAACATTCAGTTTTAACAATCAACCAGTACGAACAGTACAACTAAACAATCAACCATATTTCAATCTTAAAGATGTTTGTGAAGTATTAGACATCAAAAATCACAAAGACGTTGTAAGCCGATTAAATCCAAAGGGGGTAGATACTACCGACACCCTTACAAATGGTGGAATGCAAAAAATGACTTACATCAATGAAAGCAATTTATACAAAACAATCTTTCAAAGCAGAAAGGAAGAAGCAGAACAGTTTACAGAGTGGGTTACGTCAGAGGTGTTGCCAGCAATTAGAAAGAACGGTGCATATCTAACGGATGAGAAAGCATATGACATCACTCACAATCCACAATCACTCGCTGATTTGCTTCTACAAGCTGGTGAGCAGTTAAAGCAAAAGGAAATCATCATTCAAGAAATGAAGCCTAAAGCACTATTCGCTGATGCGGTAGCAGCAAGCAACTCAAACATACTAATTGGAGATCTAGCAAAGCTAATCAAACAAAACGGGCACGATATCGGGCAAAAACGATTATTCGATTGGTTACGTGATAACGGATATCTAATTAAGTACGGTGCAAGTCGAAATATGCCAACACAGGTAGCTATGAATTTAGGACTATTCAAAGTGAAGGAAAGTACCTTCAACAATCCTGATGGAAGTGTACGTATTACCAAGACAACCAAAGTGACTGGCAAGGGTCAACAGTACTTCATCAACAAATTTCTTGGAAGTTAGAAAGGAGGAACGTATGGACAAAGCAACAGAAACAAAAAAGAGTTCCACCGTTGCGAGCAGTGAAACTCAGGAGATGGTTGAAATCGCTAATAAGCTATTAGAAATTTCTTCACAACTTATAACAATCTCAAATAAGCTTACTAATCAGTCCAATCAATAACATTGCAGCTTGGAGAAATTCCATTTTTGATTGATTCTATTGTTGCCTTGCAAGAGCTTTTAGAAACATACATTTCACTTGTTGCAACAACTTCGTGGTTTGCCGATTTAATAACGAAATAATATTGCCCATCTGAAGATTTTCTAATTGCAAAATACATGATTATATCACCTCCTTTCAAGTTAATTATAGGGGGGTAGAAAGGGAAAACAAAAAGAATCCTACCAAGTATTGAGAAAAGTTAGAAAGGAGATTAGCACATGTTAACGCCAGAAGATATTCAGAACATTCAGTTAATTGACACTGATGAAATTGCTAAGCGGTTGCACTGTGGACCGGAAAGAGTTGGCTGGTATAGACGTGCCGGTTTACTGAAATACCGTAAATTTGGAAAGTTATGCTTAACAACCGAAGCAGAATATGCAGAGTTTATCCAAATGACTGCAGGTATGGATCTGAGCAACAAAATGAAAATCCGTTTAGCAGGATTGGAAATGAAAAAAAGCGCCCTCTGACCAAAGAACGAGCGCTTAAGTGATGAACCTAAATCATCACTCAAATTCTAACAAAGAAAGAGAGAAAAGTAAAAAATGATTACAATAAAAAGTCACAAAGGAGCAGTAGCTATATCAGTACAGGGAGAAATGAAAGATGTCGCATGCGAATTCGCAGCACTTCTATCATATTTGGATGAAAATCCAAAAATAAAGTATTTAGCGAATTTAATCGCCAAAAACGCATATGTGTGTAGCGAAGATTGCGGAAGTAAAGAAGAGGCAATCAAGAAAGCGGAAGATTACGCCAAAACCGGAAAGATTCCAAACAAGTTAAACCATGCAGAACTTGAAAAAGCAATCGAACAGGCAGCTAAGAAACTAGTTGATAGCCTTAGAAAGTTGGCGAAAGATGACGAAAAATAGATTAGATCTAAGAGATTTATTGGAAGCAACCGTAATATATGGATTCTTCATCGCAGCAATGCTGACGGTAATTCTTTACATCGTAGGGATTGACCTATGGTAAGAATTGCCGGCGGGATTGAAATACCTACAGAGTGGGCCAAGAAAAAAACAATCCTGGAAATGAACGAGGCCCAGGGAAACAAACTTAATGAACGAATGCTCCGTAAATGCATACAGGTTTTTAACCAAGCATACGATAACAGAAACAACAGGGAGTACGTAGTTCATAGCTGCACATTAGGGTACAAACTCACAACCGACACGGAAGAGATTAAGCGTTCAATAACAGATAACGACAGACGCGCAATCACAATGCTGCAGCAAACGAGAAAGGTCAGAAGCCTACTAGGAATGAAAGACCAGATCTCAATGATTAACGATTTATAAAGCAATTTATCAAGAAAGGAAAAATTAATAAATGAAATTAAAAAAGGTCACAATTGACAATTTCAGAAACATATCACACGCAGAACACAACCTCGAAGATTTGAACGTTTTTCAAGGACCTAACCGGCAAGGAAAGACGAATACGATCCTTGCAATATACTGGGCAATCACAGACTTCCTGATGGATGGATCAAGCGATTACGCAAGTTTCAAACCACTAGACGACACCAAGAAAAAGGTAAGCGTCGAGTTGGAATTCGATACATTCAAACTTAAAAAAGAATTTTACGAGAAGTGGACGAAAACACGCGGAAGCGAAGAAGAAACAATGACCGGACACAATACTGATTACTACATAGACGACATAAAAACAAAGGTCACGGATGCAAAGAAAGAACTGTTGCAAAAGTTTGGAGTTGACGGAAAAACAGACATCGCTAAATTCGACCTGCTGCGCGCGGTTTTGGATCCATACTACCTAGCCAAAAACGATTGGAAAGTAACTAGACAATTCATCATTGAACTAGTCGGTGACGTAGAAAACACGGCAGTCATTAACGAAAATCCAGAGTTAGAACCTGTAGCAAACAGACTAGCGCAGGATTGGTATAACACTGACCAAACTAAGAAATACTACAAACAGCAGATTAATAATTCTAACGACGATATCACACGATTAGAGGGACAGATCGAGGGATTGCAGATGGTCAAGGACATATCATCAGAAGATCTGCAAGCAGCGCAGGTGGAGATTGAAAACATCGACGCGGCAATTGCCAACACAAAGGCTGGTAAGAAAGATACATCGATCTCCGATGCACTTCAGAAGGAACTTACAGAATTGCAACAACAGGCGCTTGATATGGAAACGGCCGAGAGAGCCGAGCATAATGCGCAGAACGCGAGTGTTAGAGAAGCACGAGCAAATGCTCAAGCTAAGATTGCAGAGGCGCAGAAAGCAAAAGACGACGCCAGAAACGAGGTTATTCGAATCGATAATGAAGCAACAGATATCGACCTGAAAATTAACCGATTGAAACTGGATATCAGCGACAAAGAAAAGCGACTCGAACGATTAAGAAACGAGTACAAGAACACGAAAGCGCAATCATTACAGACAGAAGAAATCACCTGTCCAAACTGCGGTCATGTACTCAACCAAGATGCAATTGAGGCAGAGAAACAACGCCACGATGAGCGCCTTGAACAATTATTAAACGATGGGAAAAACGCTTCGCTTGAACTTCAAAATGCACAGTTCAAACTTGAAGAACTGCAGAAGCAAAGCAAGGAAATCGAACTAAAACAAGCACCTGCACATAGTGCTATGAACAGAGCAGCCGAAGCACTGCAAGCATGTGAAAATGACTACCGTGCAATCAGTGAAAGACCATACATTGCAAGCATAGAGTTAAATAACTTGAAATCAGCGGTTTTAGAAAAACAAAAGGAACTGCAAAACCAACGATTAATAGAGAGTCAAGATACAAGCATGCATGATACGATTGCACGCTTGCAAGCACAGAAAGAACTACCACAGCAAGTTCTAAACCAGCACCATGCATTCATAGCAAATCAAGCGCAAATCGGAAAGATTAAAGCACAGATTACAGCAGAACAAAAGAACCTAGTCAACTGTGAGCAAGCGGTCGCATTGGTAGAAAGATTTATCCAATTAAAACTTCAAGCATTCCAAGCACGAATTGAGTCAGTTTTCGGAACAAAGGTTCACTTCACATTGATAGAAAACAATATCAAGGAGGGCAGCTGGAACGAGGTGTGCTTCCCATCAGTATGCGACAAAGAAACACCATTCCTGAATGGATCTGGAAGTGAGCAGATCATTGCCGGCATTTACATCGCAGAATGCATTAAGGAAAAACTCGGCATTGAAGATTTACCATACATATTCGACGAGTGTGACAAGTTGGATACACAGAGTCTCAAGGCACTTGAAACTAACGCACAGATCATCACGACAAAGGTCAACGATGTACAGCACAAGAAACTAACGCTAGTAGCGAAGAAAGGTAGATAAAGCGGGGAAACTAAAAAATGGTTAAGGTAAAAAAATCAGTTTTGCAAGCATGTCATGGAGCAATCCTAGAAGCAGCAGACGTGGAATTGGAAAGAATCATTGCAAACATCGCCGATATTAACACTGCAGCAACGAAAAAAAGAAGCATGACAATCACGGTAAATTTTGTACCAAGTAATGACCGAAAGAAAATAACAATGTCAACAACTTTGAAAAGCAAAATTGAACCAACAGCACCAATTGAAACGACATTATTCAACAGTCAAGAGGTAGACGAAAAGACAGGGGAAATCATTCCTATATTGAGAGAAGTCATGGATGTACTACCTGGGCAAATCAATTTAACAGGAGACATCGCAGAGCCGGAAATAATTGTTATTGGGATGCAATCAAAGAAAGAAGAGGTAAATAAAAAATGATTAGAGAAGCAATGCAATATATCGAAGAATTAGTAACAAATGCAGCAAAAAAAGATGAGATCAAAATTGGGAATGATACCTATACAGAAAAAAATTTAAAACTAATCAGACCGCATGTTAATAAATGCGAAACGCTATCGGTCAATAATCTATCAATGTTGATTGCAAACGTAAAAAATGAATTAGGTGATCAGCACAATCTACCACTTTTATTAAGCGTCGAAGAACAGAGTGTGTATGTGTACACATCATACGATGTTAACAAAGACAGACAAAAGCCGTTTATGGCATTTGCACAGTCACCGGATATTCGCTTCAATCAGTACATTAGCGTTGAAGCAATGATTATTCAATTGCAAACATGCTTCGTACAGGATGATGCAGGGAACAAAGATAAGTTGATTGCAATGATCAGCAAGTTATCAAAAGATACATCGATTGAAATCGGAGACGACGGAATAACGCAAACAGTAGTTGCCAGCGAAGGTGTGAATTTAAAAGGTTTTGTGACATTGCCACCGCTGATCAACTTAATTCCAATCAGAACGTTCTACGAGGTTGCGCAACCACTTGAAAAGTTCTTGCTGAGAATCAACAAAAACGGTGAAGTGGCACTGTTCGACGCGGATGGTGGCGCATGGAAATATCAATGTCAGCAGTCAATAATCAAATATTTATCAAAAGAATTAGAAGAGGAAATCAAATCCGGAAAGGTAATCGTAGGCTAATAATATGACTGAAAAAACAAGCAATATATCGTATGGGAAAGCATCCGTTCCAGCAACAACCGGAAGCAATCAATTAAGTTTCAAATCATCAACTGGACTAGGGAAAGCCCAAGAATACTACATGGGCGAGATAGGGACGATTGCAACCAACAATCGTGTGCAACTTGATGCCGAGCAGATGGCATGTGGCAACAACATGATTGCCGCAATGTTCAATCTTGCAGCGAAAGACGGACTTCAGCTAAACAGTTTTGATAGAAATGAAATCATACAGATTCTGCAGAAAGTAACGATGCTCCGACTCAATGTAACTGCAGAACCACACGAATGCTACTTAATTACAAGAAATCAGAAGATAGGAAACAACTGGGGCAAGAAATTTGAGTTCGGAATCGAGGGCGATGGCAACGACAAGCTGCTCCGCAAATACGGAGTTAACGTTGCAAAACTTCACGATTTCTGGGTAATTCGTGAACACGATAAATTCACTTATCCAAGTTTTAACGGATTAGACATTACGCCGCCTACATGGGAACCGAAAGACTACTACAGCAAGGTTATGAAAGTTGTATATCCAATCGAGAAAAAAGACGGAAAGATTGAATGGAGTATCGCAGAGCGTGAGGGCGTAACAATTAACTTATTGGCACACATCAATCAGAACGTCATGAAAAACAAGGACTATACAGACGCGGCAAAAGCAAAGCTAACAGAACGCATTGCGAACATGACACTTGATGAATTATTTGCAGACCAGGAGTGCTTGAAGATAATGAGCCCAGCCTGGGCAGCACCACACAGCCGCGAAAGCATGATCCTGCGAAAGATGAGAAACAACGCAACACGACGTTATCCTAAAGAGTTCAGTTCTGCATTCCAAGAATTAACCTATGCAGAAACAATTGACGACATGCCACGTGACGCGCGTATTGACGCAGAACAGGCGCTTGAGGCAGAGGTTGAACAACATGCCGGCACGGAACAAATTGAGCGTCCAGTGCAATTTGACGAAGCTACAGGCGAAATTATCAGCGATCCGGCAGAAGAACCGAAGAAAGAAACGCGTACAACCACTAAGAAAGCAACACCAAAGGCAGCACCAACAGCAGAAGCTATGCAGGAAATCACCTCAGACGACTGCCCATTCTAAACGCAGAAAAGAGAGGAGAACGAACATATGAAAATGATATGCTTCGGCAGTTCCTCTGCAGGAAACAGTTACTACATTGAGTTACAAAGAAAAGGCGCCCAACCTCCGGTTAAATTGATACTGGAGGCAGGGCTGCCATACAAAGAAATAACTGCAAAGGCAGCAATCAATCAAATCAACTTGGCAGAGATTGACGGCGTGCTCGTAACGCACGGACACGCCGACCACTGCCGATCAGTAGCAGATTTCAAGCGCAGAGGGGCGAGAGTTTACGCCAATCAATACATCACTGCCGGTGATCCGGCAACAACGCTAAGAGCAGGCACAGCCAAACTCATAGCACTAGATACAACAGTTGTACCATTCGAAGTTGAACACGACGCAGACGAGCCACTAGGCTTCATGATTAGCACAGGAGTAGAAACAATCCTATTTGTCAACGACTCGAAATTTTTCAAGGCACGCATGGACGGAATTCAATTTGACTACGTAATGATCGAGGCAAATTATGACGGTCAAGTTCTGCACTTCGCACTTGAAAATGCAAAGAAAGATAATGACCTCGGAAACATCCGTAGATATGAGCGAATCCTGAACAGCCATATGAGTTTGAATAACTGCATCAAGCATCTCAAACAAATGGATTTAAGCAAGTGCAAGGCAATCTTCTTGATGCACCTGAGTGATCGCCACGCACGACAATACAAGTTTAAAGAAGAAGTAAAAAAGGCAACAGGCGTTCAGACATTCGTATGCAAGAAATCTGGAGGAATGATCTAATGGCAGAAAGAAAATTCTATTGGATAAAACTTAAAACAGACTTTATGAACAGTGATGCTGTAGATTTTTTGATGAGCCAAAAAGATGGTGCAAATTACGTTGTTCTTTACCAAATGTTATGTCTCATGACAGCCAAAACAAATGGCAAATTGGAAAGAAGAATGAACGAAATAATCATTCCTTACGACGTCGAAAAAATCCAACGTGACACACGTTATTTCAATATTGATACAGTGCGAACGGCGCTGAATTTATATATAAATTTAGGTCTTATTTACAAAGATGAAAATGGTTGTTTGACCATCGCAAACTATGAAAATCTTATCGGAAGTGAGAGGGGTTCAGCTGAAAGAATGAGACGTCTCAGAAGTCAAAGAGCGTCACAATGTGACGGATTAAGTGACGCTAATGTTACGAAAATGTTACAAAAAAGTGACGAATTAAGTGACGTAGATAAAGATAAAGAGAAAGAGATAGATAAAGATAAAGATATAAATAGATTATTCATAGATAAGAATTATAAAGATATACGTTCGGGTTCCAAAGAAAAACCCGAACCAATTGAACCGGAAATAATCGACATAGCTGAGTATGGTCCAGAGAAAGAACTAATCAACTACGAACTGAGCGAAGATGGTGAAACGATGGTTCAGCATGATCTACAAACTGGTAGAACGGAGGTAGCAGACACACTCAAGAAGAGCAAAACAAAACAGGCTGATGCAGTGATTGATTATTTGAACCTGCGTACAAGGTCACAGTACAGGCATAGCGAAAGTTCAAGGCGGCATATCATCGCACGACTGAACGATGGATTCACGATGCAAGACTGCATGACGGTAATCGACAAGAAATGCATCGACTGGATCAGCGATGACAAGATGGCGAAGTATCTGCGACCCGAAACGCTCTTCGGTTCCAAGTTTGAGAACTACCTGAGCCAACCAGAGAAGCCGACATACGAAAACGGAGGATTGCCATTCTGACATGAACCGTGAACAAGTACAAAGCTTATTAAAAACGCTCCGCATGCGATACCCAGAATACTACGCAGGGAAAAGTAAAGAAGAAATAATAGATATCTTCAATTCATTCTGCATCGTATTAGCAGATGCAAACCAAATTTCAATCGCAGGCGCGCTAAAAAGTTATATGGGATCAACAGAATCAGCATATCCACCGACAGCACAGCAACTTTTTGCAAAGGCAAAGAAGATGCCTCCTGAAATGTGGGAACAGATAATGTCTGAAAATCAAAGTGGAAATGTTAAATTGCTCGAAAGTAACGTCGAAAAACGCCACGGAACAAGGCGAGAAATATTGCTTGATTGCGCTGCCTTAATCGCATCGTATGATGTCGATACAAAAGAGCAGCTGCAAACCTGGTGGAACACATACGCAGATCCAGATAACCCACTAACAGAAACAGAAGTACAGACGATATGGAGAAAGGACTAACCCATGAAAAAGGAATTTATAATCAACGACAGAAAGAATAATCAACGCTTTAGAATTTCAGCGAATGCAGAAAAGATTTATATCCGTGAGGAGAACCCAGAATATCCATTCAACACAATCGGACGAGTGGCAGTGAATAAGGCGGCACTAATCCAGGCGCTAATGGAAATTGAAGCAGATAAGGCGGTAGGGAAGCATGCCAGAAGTTAACGCAGAAAATGGAGATAAAATTCCAAGCCTACCAGTCGAAGCAAGAGAAATTTTGCGTCGATACAAAGAAATTCATCGTTGCGTGAAAGTGACTCTAGTCAACGATTGCAATCTGCTTGAATTCGACAAGCAGAGAACAATCAATAAACCTACCAAACGTGGACTAGAAGAACGCGTCTATTACGACGAGCATATGTATCTGCAGGTTAGAAAAGACGGCGAGTTCAAAGCCATGCAGAAGCACACGACATACTTAATCGATGATTTAATCCACGCGTCGTTTGCAATGAGTGAGAGGAAATAAGAACATGAAACAGCAAAGCAACAAGAAGAAAAGAAATAATCTTGAATTAATTTATCTTGATGGCGGGTACTATGCCGTCCACGACGACAATGGCCAGTGGCTAGTCATGAAGAGAACGCAAGGACTAAAAGGTCCGAAGTTTATCGCACAGCAGCAATGCAGTTCATTAAACGCTTGCCTTGAGGAAATTTACGAAATCAGAAAAATGCAAGGAAATGAAAAAGCAGCTGCAGAAATTGCTCGCCGAATGATTTATCCGAAAATTCAAAGAGGAAAATGACATGGAAAAGCAGAAACGTGGCGAGTATAAAAACCCAATGGTCGTTTATTGCGCTGTTGATCGAGATGGAAACATACAGACCATGCGAGGAAGTAGTACCGAGCGCACGTACTACAAAACAATGGGTTTCTTGCAGATTTATGTAAATAGACATAACAGAATCAACAAAGAACAATTGCGAATTAAAAAATTTAGATTGGTGGAGGAGAAGATATGAAAAACAAAGACAAGTATTCTCTTGATAAGTTGGCATTCGTATTTACATATAAAGCAGCAAACATTGCGGGAGTTAAAATTTATGATAACCGAAATTGTATATATTGCAGATATTACGATGCACAAGAATTTACTCCACGATGGGCAATTGATTTCATAAAGTGGCTAGATAAGAAATGTTATCCGACAATTCTAACAGAAAAAGAAAAGGAATACCTGTCAGCGGTGATAATACCATTTAGGGATGTGGTTCTATGGATAAAAAAAGAGAGCATAGAGGGATACAAGGAAGAATGGATATCAATCGGATATAAAAGCAAAAATAATAATGGGTTTGGAGTTGCGACATTACCAAACTTCAAAACAGGAACCCTTTACAAAGACATGGAAGCCAATAAGCAATACAACTTAAGGGAGCTGGAATTATGAGTAAATATATAGTCCCAGCGAAACTCCCTGAAAATTGCAACAATTGTCCGTTTGGACATTTACATTATCACCATCCATTTTGGTCGAAAGGTAGTGGGGTAGATCCAATAGACAAAAAAGAAAACAAGCCCGATACATATGGCTGCGTTTGCAATATTGATTTTTCAGAAAATGGGAAATATACAAAAGTCATGCGTGCAAAGTGTAAAGAAAATATTAAAAAGCCTAAGTGGTGCAAGTTGAAGGCGGTGGAAGAATAATGACGATGAATAGCAAAACAGCAGAGGTTCACCGTCAGCTGCAGAACTTCCGTCAGAACATAGAACGTATGCTGGACGCAGGCGATCAATATGCCGAATTCAAAATCAAAACAACCACAGCAAAAGGAAACCAGCCACGACCGGAGCAGGGAGCATCCAGCGGTTTTTCGCAAGGGCCAACGCCTGGTGAGATAGAAGCGCAGCTGGAAAGACTGTACAGGAAGAAGATCCAAGCAGAGGAAAACGTGAACGACGTCGACCGCATGCTGTACGGATTGGATGATGAAGAGATAGAACTGCTAGAAATGCTTTACTGGGACAAGTTACCAGTAAGGGTAATTGCTGACACAATGAACATCACAATTCCAGGTGTTTATTGGCGAAGAAATCAAATTCTCGACAAAATGGCTAAAAGTCTATAAAAATAAAGTGAAGTTTTTGTGTATAATGGTCAATGAAGAGAGAATGTTCGCTCTCTTCACAGTTGATTATCTGGCATAGACAATCAAATCCTTTCTAAATTGCAAAGTTCAGAAAACTCTAGAAATCGGCAGGAAATAAACTCCTGTCGATTTTTAGTTTATCGAATATGTAGTGTGTAGAACGAATAACTCAGACCAACTGAGAACTGCTGTGCAGATTTTCAATCCTCCCATGATGTCGTACTTGACGGTCTGACAAGTACAGGTTCTGGTGACCTCCTTGTACAAATATCATGAGCCAGAACAGAGCGCGAAGCCACCTAGAATGTGTGACCGTGTAACCCACGACCAACTCGCCATAGATCACGATGCAAAGACTCAGACGTGGTCGTTTTTTATTCTCAAAAGATATCAAAATGTACGATAAACGGCATAAAAGTACCAATTTACGTATTAAAAAACATATAAAAGTAACATTAGAGCATTAAAACGGAGGGATTAACTATGAAATTCGCGCATCAAAACAGAAGAAATAATCAAACTCGGAAACAGAAATCCAAGCGAAATAGTTATAAACGCCCTGTCGCAAGAAAAAGAGACCGAAACAGAGCGAAGTCGGAAGAGTTCGAGGAAACACACATCCACGAAAAACATACCGCCGAGAAACGCGCAGAATTGAGTCCGTGTTTTCATTGTTTCTACAGTGAGCCAGACACAGTACACATGTGTCCGGGTGTTCGATGTGCCAAATACAAGGCGTGGAAACACTCCTATCTACAGTATAGATAATATCTAAGTAGTAGTAATAATTAATTACATAATATATTTAAATATATATACTATATAGGCGAAAAAATAAAACCTAGTCAGCAGCAAGAACAAACATAAAAACAAATAGTTTCCAATGTTTGTATGACGTAGAAAGGATAAGGCTATGGCAAAAGGCAAATATCATAAATGGCTGTCTGAAGATGGCCTTATTAAGATTCAAGGGTGGGCAAGAGACGGTTTAATTGATGAGCAGATAGCCCACAACATGGGGATAACAACTAAAACATTGTACGAATGGAAAAATAAGTATGGTGAGATAAGTGAGGCTCTAAAAAAGGGCAAAGAAGTAATTGATAGACAAGTTGAGAATGCATTATTGAAACGAGCTTTAGGCTACACGTATGATGAAACAACATATGAGGATGGCGTTGAGACTAAACGCGTGACAAAAGAAGTGGCGCCCGATACAACTGCACAAATCTTTTGGCTAAAGAATCGTAAGCCGGCTGAATGGCGCGATAAGATTGAGCAACAACAGACAGTAACAATACAGGATGACGGCTTCCTAGAGGCACTAAAGGGAACTATAAAAGACGACTGGGATGAAACAGGCTAGTACGTTTAAATTCAGACCGTTCAGCCGGAAGCAACGTCAGATTCTAACCTGGTGGATGGATGAGTCGCCAGTCAACGACTATGACGGAATCATTGCAGATGGTTCGATTAGATCGGGAAAGACTGTCAGCATGTCTCTGTCTTTTGTTATATGGGCACAAATGATGTTTACAGGCGAGAACTTTATCATGTCCGGTAAAACTATCGGTTCATTTAGACGTAACGTTCTAGGGCCTTTAAAACGCATGCTAGTGGGTAGAGGCTACAGCTACGAAGACAAACGAAGTGAAAACTTACTAGAAATCAGCAAAGATGGAATCACAAATTACTACTATGTGTTTGGTGGTAAGGACGAAGCATCGCAGGACCTGGTCCAGGGTATAACCGCTGCAGGTGCTTTTTTTGATGAAGTCGGCTTAATGCCTGAGTCGTTTGTCAATCAAGCGACAGCAAGATGCTCCGTTGACGGTTCTAAATTCTGGTTCAACTGTAACCCAGAAGGACCGGACCATTGGTTCAAAAAGAACTGGATTGATAAGGCAGACGAAAAGAACGTTCTTTATCTGCACTTCACGATGAAGGACAATTTGAGCCTTTCTGAGCGCATCCGACTGAGATATGAACATCAATACTCTGGTGTCTTCTACAAGCGCTACATTGAAGGCTTATGGGTGCTAGCGGAGGGATTGCTATTCCCGTACCTGGCAGAAGAGCCAAGCAAGTACACATACACCGAAGGCGAGTGGGCTTTCTCAAAGCTAGTCATGGGTATCGACTTCGGAGGCAATGGATCCAAAACTACATTCGTTTTAACGGGCTACATGAACGGCTACAAGGAATTTAAAGTTCTCGAAGAATACGGACTTCCATTAACGTCAACAATTGGCAGTGAAGAAATCTGCAACGCGTTTATAACGTTCTACAGATTGGCCATTGAGAAGTATGGTCGAGTTGACTGGATATTCCCAGATAGCGCCAGCACTACTATGATTAACAGTTTAAGAGCTGCAGCAATCAAGAACGGGCTTAACGCACGAAACATTAAGGGATGCAGAAAGAACGAAATAAAAGACCGTCCGCGTTTCGTTGACATGCTGTTAACTTCAGGGCGGCTTAAATTTAGCGCTGAATGCACTGATGTATTGAAGGCTTTAAGTAGCCTAGTATGGGATGAAAAGAAAAAAGATATCCCCGAAGATAAGAACATAAATAACTGTAATGACTGGTATGACGCATTCTGTTATACCTTTTTAGATTTCATAGAATTTATAGACCTTAGGAGGTAACGGATGGATAAAGCAGAATTGCAATCACCAGCCTTTCAGAAATTGAAAGAGTTAAAAATAAACTACAACGAGCGAGCAGCAAACATAATCAAGAACTGTTATGATTGGTACGCCAATAACGATGTGGATGGTTTCCATTCGCGGATTAACTTGAATGGTGTAACCGTAGAGGTTGCGCAGCTAGGATTTGCAAAGCGCCTTTGTGCTGACAATGCTAACTTGTGTGAAATCATCGAAGTAAATGCAGGCGAAAATAAAGCAAAGTTTGAAGGTGTGCTAAAACTCTTACGAGCTAACAAGTTTAGCAAGATGTACAGAAAGCAGTTAGAGGAAATGACTGCAACAGGTACAGTCGGTGCATACGTCAGACTAGAAGGCGCTGAAATCTACGACGACGGTAAGGTCAGAGGCGGAGACATCAAGATCAACTACGTGTCCTCTAATTGCATCGTTCCGATCAGGGTTGAAAACGACGAAATCATCGATTGCGCATTCTTAGGCAGTGGCTATCTGAATGGTGCGCAGTTAACGACGTTGGTAGTCTTTAGAAAGACGGATGGCAAATACACTGCAGAATCGTACTACTTCAATGAAAATAACGAGTTGACGGATAAGGCTACAATGCTACAGCTTGGTGAGGTTAAGCCATTTGCAATCATGCGTACAGCAGAAGTAAACAACTTCGACGGAATGCAGGGGTATGGCTATCCAAAACTTTATACAGCAATTCCTTTCTTGAAGACAATCGACCTATGCTATTCGGTGTTATTCGGTGATCTGGATAAAGGCCAGAAACTTTTATTCATTAACGAAATCATGGCAAGCATGCAAAAGGACCAAAACGGAAACAGTTTCCTAACGCAGGAGCAGAAGAAACTCTTTATCCTGTTAGGCGAGAAGCTGCCAGATCAGAAGGAACTAATCTACGAGTACAATCCAGAAATCAGAACAGCACAAATCAAGGAAGTGTTCAATCTTTGCTTGAGTCTTCTATCTCTCTCATTTGGTTATGGCTCCAAGAAATACCAACTCGAAAGCGGTGAGATTAAGACAGCAACCGAGTACGTAGGCCAGCGCCAGGACTCGATGCAGGAGTTGAATAAGCAGCGTACAGAATCAATCGACTACATCGCTGATTTAGTACATGCGTTAATCTGGTTCCACAATACATTTAGCGGTGAATCAGAGTGGTCAACCGACGAAGAAATCCTAGTGGAGTTCGACGATAGCTACGTTACGGATAAAGCAACAGAGCTAGAGAGTTGGCGCAACGATGCGCTGAGTTTTCCAGATGTAGTGGAATTCAAAATTCAGTACATCATGAAACGATTGAATTGCGAGCATGAGGAAGCAGTCAAGTACTTAAGCACAACAACCCAGGATGACAATACAGACCTAGAGGACTAAGCCTATGCTATCTGAAGAACAGATTGAACTGTTAGGCGATAAGTACCTAGTAGGTTTATATCAAGATTTAGAACGCGATGTTTTACAGGGTATTGCACGTAGAGTCAGAAAGACAGAACGACTAACCGAGACCGCTGAGATAATGGCCAAGTCAATGCGTGAGAACGGGTACAGCGCTGCAGAAATCTACGCGGAAGTCATGAAGAAGCTGAACGCTACTCCAGCATACAGACGCATGATCGCAGAGAACACATACGCATACAAGCAGGAAACAAAACAGAAGATAGCAGAAACGGTCAAAGTCGCTAAAGAGGCTGGTGATAAGTTAATCGGCGAAGCTGGTGAGATGGCCTTCAATGAAGATCTATCCATGTGGGAGCAGGGTGGTGTGGATCTAAAGCAGCCGAACTCGATGAAGCAAATCACGGATGGATTTAAGGCGCAAGCGAAGGAAGGCCTTAAGAACATCACAGGAACGACAGCATTCAAGAGTCCATTGCTAGGCACTGTCAAAACTGCCGAAGCATATCAAAGGTCGCTGGATCTAGCGTTGCTGAAGGTATCTACAGGTACGTATAGTTATAAACAAGCGTGCGACGATGTGATAAAAGAGTTCACCAGAAGTGGACTACGCACTGTGGACTATGCAAGCGGTAGAACTTATCAAGTCGATACAGCCGTGCGCATGATCGTACGTACATCAACTGCTCAACTTGCAGGAAAGATAACGGAAGCAAACTGCAAGACCACAGGACAAGACCTGGTCATCATCAGCCAACACATGGGCAGCAGAGATACGCATGCAGGATTTCAAAACAAAGTGTTCTCAATGTCTGGCAAATCAAAGAAGTGCCCAGACATCCACGCTCCACTCGGTGAAGGCTGTGCATATGGTAGACCTGAAGGCTTACAAGGGCCGAACTGTACGCACATGTTCTACCCATTCTGGGAAGGAATCAGCGAGATACCTGAACCACTGAAAGAACCTGATCCGGTAGAGTATAAAGGCAGAACCTACACACGCTACGAAGCTACGCAACAGATGCGCGCTATGGAACGCGAAATAAGAGCTTTAAAGCGTGAAAAGTATGTGGCGCGAACTGGCGGAGAGGTAGAACACTTAAATGCTCAAATTCATGCAGCGAGGGTAGAGTATGTGAATTTCAGCGAAGCAATGAATCTTAAGCCAAAAGAAAATCGGCTTTTGGTTGGTGGTGAACGAAGTAAATGGGCCGAACTAAAGAAAAACGTACCACAACTGCAAATCAAGAAGACAAAAGAGTGGTTGGATAAATCGATTGATGCAGCCATAGCTACGTTAGAAGAAAATCAAAACGTTACACGTGACGAATTGACAACACTATTTCCGCCGAAAGTGAAAATTGGTATAAATCCTATTACTGGGAAATCGGTATATGTTCTAGATAAGGATATGTCTTACTTTGTGAACAAACACGTAAGAGATGGGTCTTTGAGAGCTGAGGATTTAAAAAACATAGGATATGTGCTTGATTATGACATTGCTGCCAAAGAATTTGATAAAAATGGAAATGAGATAGGTCAAATGTTTATAAAGAAATCGCCATATAGAGAAGGATACCTTGATGCAATAACCAAAGTTATGGATGATGGCGAAGAGGTATTTCACTATCAATTTAGAAGTAATAAGCATGCAGCTAAACTCATCAACAAAAAAATAAATTCACAGTTAGTGATAGAAGATAGAAGGAGTGTTGACGTAAAGAAATGAACGTGATTTAATTAAATTAGAAAAGCGATTGAAGTAGAAAAATCCGTCTCGTCTACATCCGGCTGAAGAAGAGGAAATGTGGGATGGCCATGCATAGACATGGGCGACGGCCCCACCAATCGCTTTTACAAATTTGGAAATGTTTAAGCACTCTAAATAGGGTGCTTTTTATGTTGGAAGGAGGAAATATGAAGATACCAGCAGAAGTAAAGATATTATTTAAAAGTTATAAGGTTGTTGATGAACTGAACATTCACGATGAAAAAAGCGACTTATATGGGCAAATCAATTATCTTAATCAAATTATTAAATTAAATCCACAGGCAAAGGATGAGCAAAAGAAATCAACCTTTTTACACGAATGCGTGCATGGTCTTGATGAAATGTTTAGTATCGGATTAACAGAAGAACAAGTAGAAAAACTTGGAACTGCTCTATACACTTTTATCGAGGGCAATGAAGAGATATTTAAATAGTTGATTAAGACACTTCAAATTGAGGCGTCTTTTTCATATATCCCACACCGCGGAAAGCGCGGTATAGAAAACATTTAAGGAGGAAAAAATGAAGGATTTTAAAGAGATTCTAAAACAAGCTGGATTAACTGTGACAGACGATCAGCTAGCGACCATCGAAACAGAAATGAAGGCGAACTACAAGCCGATAGCAGACTACAACAAGCAAAAAGAAAAGTTGGATGCATCGGACGAAAAAGTTAAAACGTTGACTGCATCGCTCGACAAGTTCAAGGATGTAGATCCAGCGGCATTAACTCAAACGATTGAAGACCTTAAGGGCCAACTATCACAAAAAGACGTAGAGTTTGCGCAGAGATTAGCAGACCGTGACTTCGATGATTTACTTAACGCAAGCATCACAAATTCAAAGGGAAAAAGTGCCAAAGCAATTAAGGCTTATCTTGATATTGATACGCTTAAGAAGTCAAAGAATCAGGCCGAAGACATTAAGACAGCGCTAGAAGCCCTACAGAAGGCCGAAGACTCTGCCTTTTTATTTGCAACAGAACAGCCACAACCACAAGGCACATTCAATCCAATCGGTGGAATTTCAACTCCACCGGCGCCATCTAACTATCTAGATGAGCAATACAAAAATAACCCTTACTACAAGAAGGGATAGAAAGAGGAAATTAAAATATGGCAGTTATTTATGGACAATTACATGTCGACGAAAAGTACAAAGCAACACTAGAACCAAACCTTTATCACAAAACACCATTCGCGGATGGTAGAACGTTTACATCTAAGTACGAAGAAGGCGCAGCAGGCGGAATCTTTGTTCGCAAGCTAGGCACTACAGCCGTAGAAGTAGGAACACCTGGCCGCGACTTCGTGGATGAAGCATCTAAGGATGACTTAATCCCAGTTGTTTTCAATAACAACTTCCAGAAGTCAAAGAAGATCTATGGCGTACAGGCTGCAGCAGTTGCTACTCCATTAGCAAATGAATCATTGAAGACTGCTAACGAAGAAGTATCCGAAAGTTGGACTCTATCTGGTTTAGCATGCTTGATCAATGAAGGTAAGGCAGCTACAGCAACAGACGCTATCACAGCTAAGACTGTTAAACAGGCAGTAATCGCAGTGCGTAAGGAAATCGTAGCGGCTAAGGGTTCTGCAGACGTTGTACTCTGCTCACCAGAACTCTACGCAGCAATTCTAGAGCAAGCAGGCTCCGAATTCGTTCCACAGTCAAATGAATTCACAAACGCTACAGGCCAGATTGGCAAGTGGTTAGGTTGCACATTCTACGAAGTTTCTGCATTAGCTG